TAAAAACGAAACACCATCTATTAGAGATGTATTACCACTTGGTCTATTTAAACTATTAAGACCGTACATAGATCAGATTGATAACATACATTGTTTAGAAACAATTATGTATAGTAAGAAACTTACAATCGCTGGTCAAGTTGACTGTATCGCTGAATACAATGGTAAGTTATCAGTAATTGATTTTAAAACAGCAAACAAAGAACGAAAAGAAGATTGGATTGAAAACTACTTCTTACAAACAACTGCCTATGCAATTATGTATGAAGAACTATTTGGTAAACCAATAGAACAAATAGTAATTCTACTTGCGGGTGAAGATGGTACAGTTGCCTCATATATCAAAGAGAAAAAAGAGTATATGCCTATGTTAGAAAAGGCTATACAAGACTTTTATAAATATTATGAGGAAAACAACAAAGATAAAATCAAGCAAGAAGATTAAAAAGGTGGCCCAAGTTTTATCGTAAGAGAGGGCTAATGAAAAAAATAATCATAGGATTTTTGTTATTTTGTACAAGTGTATTTGCTAATGAAGAATTAACATACGACTTATACTGGCAACAAGCACCTGTAGTTTGTGGAGCTCCACCTGAAGTACAAAGATATATTTCTGATGAAGATTTTAAACCTGTACATTTAAGTTTAGGTAGAGCATCAAGTTTACCAGACGGCGAACCTGTTTATTTGGTAGCATATTATGAAAATGATGACCAAATATTAGTAACAGTTGATGTTGCTGGCGCTACTGAATCTTGTATATTGTTTAGATCGTTTAATAAATCTGAAGTATTAAATTAAACTTGACAGATTTATAATATTGTGATATATTAAAAGAGTTATAACGTGGTGGTTAGTAGCGAAAGTGAAGGCCACCATAGAAAGATGTGATTATGAATAGTAAAGAATTTAGTTTGAAGATTGAAAATATCGTAAAAGAAAAGAAGATAACCTATATGGAAGCTGTTGTGTGGTATTGTGAACAGAATGATTTAGACACAGGTACAGTTTCACCATTAATATCAAAATCATTAAAAGAAAAAATACAGGTAGAAGCAACAGATTTAAGAATGTTGAATACTCCTGCTTCAGGAAAATTACCAGTATAATGTATGGAGGGTTTGACGTATATAAAGTTTATCTCGGTGTTAAGTTACATTTTACTACAAAGACATATGATTATATAAAATATGGTGGAAAAGTTAATGCGACATTGGATAGTTTTACAAAGAGAAAAGATAGATACTTTTTTCACAAGTTAAGTACAAAATATGGACAAGATAATATACTTGATTTCTTTGTTGCTAACTTTCTTGCAGATAGTAAGAGATGGGTTGGTAATCTTTTGGAAAATGATGGTAGAGATGTTTACTTGGATTATAGAAAACGTAAAGAAGCATTTACCTACCATTTTAGGAACGATTGCGTATTGGTGCGTGATGACTTTAATGCTCGTGGGATTTCTTTTGATGATGGTTTACGCTCTAGTGATGGTCAGCATCCTAGACTTTTACGATTACTTATCCAAAAGAAACTTGGATTTCAAACCGCAGTCGTGTTTGACTATTTTTTATCGTTTATTAAGAATTGGAATGTGGAAATTAAAGAAACTTTTGTATGGCCTGAAATCGCATCTAAGGTTACCAGAGTAAAACCATTTATTAAATTTAATGCAACAGAATGTAAAATGATTATGAAAGAGGTTTTTGTAAATGAGTGATGAGAGTTTTAAAAGTGAACTTGTAAAACCAGTTGTACCAGAAACAAATAAAATATATGAGGATGACGGTACAGTAACATATATTGATAGAATTTATGGTGATATATTTGGTGGTGATAAATTGATTTTAAAAGATGGCACAAAATACGAAGGTAAAATTGAAAAAAAATCTATAAAAAGAGAAGATGGTACATTAGGTTATGTACATTTTGCAAATGGTAAATGGTTTAATAGATGTGGTTTACCGATAGAAAAACCAAAAAATCTATTATCAAAGTCAATTTAATATAGTAAATAAAGAGAAAAAATGGGGTTGACAATATATATTTTTTATGATATATTATAGTATGATTCATAAAAATATATTATACTTTATACTTTTTTCTTTAATATTATTAACTGGTTGTACAACAAATAAAAATTTAGTATATAATAAAACTAATTATCAAGCATCTCAATTAGTTTCAAACGTAAGTGAACCTACGATAAATGAAGAAGGATATATAGAAATTTATATATCAGGTTATTTTTCTCCACACACATATCCGTCTTTAAAAAAAATCTATAAAAAATATTATAATCATAAAATAATAATTCACGCAAATTCTCAAGGAGGATATGCAAATGATATATTTAAAATTATGAATATGATTATAAATCATGGAAAAACAACTTTTATAGTTTCTGAAAAATCAACGTGTAATAGTATGTGTGCATATACAGGATTAGCAGCAAAAAAAAGACAAGGACTCCTTTCACTTCATGCTATACACGATATGAAAAAAAAACTTAATCCTCAATATAATAATGCTTTACTTTTATATTTAAAAAAGAGCGGTATAGATATTGAAAAATCTAAAAAAATTACATCATCATTAGATTTTGTAAATATATATTTCAATGAGTAAAAATGTTTTTTGTATAGGAAATGGTGAGAGTAGAAAGTCTTTAGACCTAAACATATTTAAATCACACGGAAAAATATATGGTTGTAATGCTTTGTATAGAGATTTTACGCCAGACGTATTGACAGCAGTTGACCACGGAATTATGCACGAGATATATCAAAGTGGTTATTGTGATAAGAATGAAACTTGGTTAAGAAACTGGACCAGAGTACCAGCAACAACTTATCATATGTTAGTTTATGGAAGTATGAAGAACGAAGACAAAGAATTGATAGACAAATATCAATCAAATAAAATGGAAAACAAACGTGGTGATAGACAAGAGTTTGTGTTTCACGGTTCAAATCTTGCTGGTAAAGTACAGATATTAAAATCAAAATTAGAGAAAAAAGAAGTTGTAGAAAAAACAGTTAATCATACAAATACCTATGTAAGTTGGATTAATCCTAATGATAAAGCAAACTCATTAAGTGATTTAGTTGAAGGTCAGCAAGATAGAGGGTGGGCGTGTGGCGCTTCAAGTGGAAGAGTGGCGTTAGTAAGAGAAAAAGATTTAGAAGAAGTATATCTCATAGGACACGATTTAGTAAGTGATACACACAAAATTAATAATATGTACAAAGGTACAAAATTCTATGGATTACCAGAGGCAGGACCAATACCTGCTGTCAATTGGATAAATCAATGGAAAACATTGATGACAGAATACCCTAAAGTTCAATTCTATAAAGTCAATCCAGATGGTAATAGTGGTAAAACACCAGTTTCTTCAACAATAAGTGAATGGACAGGAATAAAGAATTTAAAATATATTTCATTTCAAAATACACTTGACAAATTAGGTATTTCCTGATATATTATACGAATATGTTAAAACAATTAAAGATTCGAACTTTGATTGGCCTTGTGGCTGAACAACGCTTAAGCGGGTGTAAGGCATGGGTTGAGAGGGTTATGGGCGAATGCCTGAAGACACTCAATTTAGTTGTAAGTATGGACCATCTAACCATTAGATTGGACGCTTCCAGAAAGCTTGTGGGTAAACCAATAAGTCCCACCAGGAACATATAGAGGTAATTATGTTTGACGGTTTTATATATAGATTATTAGATACGATTATTAATACGTGTGAAAGAACTAGAAAATGGTTACAAAATAGATCGTTGCCTAGAACTTGTAGATCAGCAAAAGAATGGGCAAAAGATTATGAAAAGTATAAAAGTAATCGTATAAATAAAAATGATACCGAATAATACAGGTAACACAAATACAACGAACACGAAAATACAAAGGAGATAAAATATGGATTTCGAAGCGTTAAAACAATCGTCAAGTAACTTTGACAAACTTACAAAAGCCATTGAGGCAAATCTCGGTTCCGAGAACAAAGAACAAAACAAATCAAAATACCAAGACGACAGATTTTGGAAACCAGAATTAGATAAAACTGGTAATGGTTATGCTGTCATTAGATTTTTACCTGCAGTAGAAGGTGAAGACTTACCATGGCAAAGAGTATGGTCACATGCATTCCAAGATGTAGGTGGTTGGTATATTGAAAACTCTCTAACAACACTTGGTCAGAAAGACCCTGTGTCAGAAGAAAATACTAGATTATGGAATACAGGACTAGATAGTGATAAAGAGATTGCTAGAAAGAGAAAAAGAAAATTATCTTACTACGCAAACATTTTAATACAATCAGATCCAAAGCATCCAGAGAACGAAGGTAAAGTGTTCTTATTCAAATTTGGTAAAAAGATATTTGATAAGATTACAGAAGCTATGCAACCTGCGTTTGAAGATGAGAAACCAGTCAATCCTTTTGACTTTTGGAAAGGCGCTAACTTCAAATTGAAGATTAGAAAAGTTGATGGTTATTGGAACTATGATAAGTCCGAGTTTGAGGCTGTGTCACCAG